TCCACATGCTCGGTGTTGCTGGGGTATTCGGCGGTGCTCTTTTCGCTGCAATGCACGGAAGTCTTGTTACTTCCTCACTTATTAAGGAAACAACTGGCTTAATTTCTCAGAACTATGGATACAAGTTCGGTCAAGAGGAGGAGACGTATAACATTGTTGCGGCTCATGGCTACTTTGGGAGACTTATCTTTCAGTATGCCTCTTTTAATAATAGCCGGAGTCTACATTTTTTCCTTGCTACTTTCCCCGTCGTTTGCATTTGGCTTACCTCTATGGGAATCTCCACTATGGCTTTTAATCTCAACGGCTTTAACTTTAACCAGTCCGTCGTCGATGCCAGTGGAAGAACAGTCCCAACTTGGGCAGACGTTCTTAACCGTGCTGACTTAGGCATGGAAGTAATGCATGAAAGAAACGCTCATAATTTCCCACTTGATTTAGCAACCACAGAGGTTACACAAAATGCCTAAAGGCAAAGGTACTTACGGTACAAAGAAAGGAAGACCTCCTAAAAAATAATGCCACGTCCGTTCATCCAATAGGACGCATGAAACCTAAGCATGGAACGGGGCTTAGGTATTGAGGTTTTACTATGACTCAACTAGAACTACAAGCTCGTATCAAAGAGCAGAAAGCTTTAGAGAGATCAGAGAAACTTAAATATCGTGGCATCACGTACTACAAATCTTACAAAAATTAATTTAATGAAAACAATTGCACTTGCTCTCGCAGCCACCACATTAGCGTCTGCACCTGCATCCGCTGGCTTTTATTTAAACGCCGAATCCAATGATGGATATACAGGTTCTGAATATTCAGGTAGAACTGTTGACGTACATCTTGGTTATGAAGGCACAGCTAAGAAGTTTGATTACTACATTCAAGGCGGTCCAGCATTCACTGCTGTTGCTGATGTAGATGGAACTGAACAAGTATTGTCTGGAAAGCTTGGAGGTACATGGAATGTATCTCAGAAGTTAGGTATCTATGGTGAGTTCTCAGGAATCACAAAAGAAGATGCTGACAATTCATACGGTACAAAGCTTGGAGCTAAGTATTCATTCTAATGGCTCACCAAACAGATAAAGCACGTGCTTCAGTAACTAGCTATTCACCCGAATCACATCACAATAAACCAGAAGAGCATGAAGAAACTAAAGAGAAGTTCGATGAGGACATCTCTTTAGAAGAAGCTCTCTCAACTTTATAAAGAGCATGGCAGAAAACGTAAGAAAATTAAAAGTTACTACCACAGGTAGGAAACAAATACCAATCACAGTTGCCAAGAAGACAACTAAAAAAAAGGAGACTGAATAAGTCTCAGGAAGAGAGGCACCTCAGAGTCGGACCTCTCTTTCATTTGGCTTTTAGCCCCTGCGGGGATACCTATTAGCCGTCTAGACGGTGGGATAGACCACATTTATATGCATTTTAATTCGCGCGAACAGGTTAATACTCATTCAATACATTTTAAATTAAAGATAAATGCCACATCAGTCATCAGATTTAACTACCTCCTTAACTAGGCAAGGTAGGTTAAACGATGCCAACACTGATAACAGAGCACTTTTTTTGAAATTGTTCAGTGGTGAGATGTTCAAAGGATTCCAGCACGAGACAATAGCTCGTGACTTGGTAATGAAGAGAACACTCAAGAATGGAAAATCTCTACAGTTCATCTACACAGGTAGAACAACTGCTGAGTTCCATACACCAGGCAATTCAATACTAGGTAACAGTGATGGCGCACCTCCAGTCGCAGAGAAGACAGTAACATGCGACGACCTACTCATTTCCAGTGCTTTCGTTTACGAGTTAGACGAGACACTTGCTCATTACGAATTGAGAGGAGAGATCTCTAAAAAGATCGGCTACGCTTTAGCAGAAAAATATGATCGCCTAATCTTCAGAGCGATTGCTAAAGGTGCAAGACAAGCAAGTCCAGTTGGTAAATCATCTTCATTCAGAGAACCAGGCGGAACACAGATCCGTGTAGGTTCAGGTACAAACGAATCAGATGCTTTCGGTGCGACTAACTTAGTAAACGCATTCTTTGATGCAGCAGCAGCAATGGACGAGAAGGGCGTCAGCTCTCAGGGTCGTGTTGCAGTCTTAAACCCACGTCAGTACTACAGCTTAATACAGCAGACTGGCGAGAATGGTTTGATCAACAGAGACGTCCAAGGATCTGCATTGCAGTCTGGTAAAGGCGTTGTTGAGATAGCTGGTATCAAGATCTACAAGTCCATGAACATACCTTTCTTAGGTCAGCATGGAACTAAGTATGGTGGAACTACTGGCGAAGACGACATTCTCAGAAAAGGAGATTTCGTTGGAACTGATATAACAGCAGCTACTGCACAATCTAATGCAGGTGCTGGTGGATTCAATAACAACTACGGTGGAGCTACTGCATTCGATAAGACATGTGGTCTTATCTTCCAGAAGGAAGCCGCAGCAGTTGTAGAAGCTATCGGTCCTCAAGTACAAGTTACTTCAGGGGACGTTTCAGTGGTTTACCAGGGAGATGTCATATTAGGACGTCTCGCAATGGGAGCCGACTTCTTAAACCCAGCAGCAGCAGTTGAACTATATGTAGGTGCTAGTGCTCCAGCAGCATTCGGTGCTACATATCCAGCTAACGCTTAATTTATACATTTACACAGGGGGGGGCTTCGGCTCCCCTTTTTTTTTATGGCTATTCCCACAACAGTTGACACCGATACAGAACTATCCGCAGTGAATTCAATACTGGGAGCTATCGGTCAGTCACCTATAACAACATTAAACTTTGAGAATCCAGAGATAGGATTCATCTACAACATACTGACCGAAGTCAATAAGGATGTACAGAACGAGGGTTGGGTATTCAATACAGAACTTGGAAGAGAGTTTCCATTATCGTCAGGTAAGATCCCTATCCCTGCTAACGTATTAAGATTTGATTTACACGGAGACCATCACGACAGGGCTAAAAATTTAATCAGAAAAAATGGTTATCTATATGACACTAATGCACATACAGATATATTCACTACCGCACTTAAACTAGATGTAACTTGGCTTTGGGCTTTCACAGAACTACCTCCTGCGTTTAAGAGATACATAATATCTAGAGCTTCAGTAAGAGCTGCAACTCAGTTAGTAAGTAATCCACAACTTGTACAACTACTACAACAACAAGAAGCATTAACAAGAGCTACTTGTATGGAGTACGAATGCAATCAGGGTGATCATTCATTCATGGGATTCCCTAGTGAAAGTACATATAAAACTTATCAACCTTATTCGGTGCTTCATAGATGACGAGTATTACACAACAGATTGCTAATTATGTTGGTGGTATATCTCAGCAACCAGATGAGCTAAAGAAACCTGGACAAGTTAGAGCAGCTAAGAATGTATTACCTGATGTCACCCATGGTCTATTAAAAAGACCTGGTGGTAGGTTAGTTGGTAATGCTTTAAGTGCTTATACAACTGATAGTAAGTGGTTCCACTACTACAGAGATGAGAACGAACAGTACATAGGTCAGATCCAAGCATCAGATGGTCAAATAAAAATGTGGAGATGTAGTGATGGTCAAGCTATGACTGTTACTAACAACTTAACAACGACAACAAAAACAGGTATTTATTCAAGAGGTAATGATGGATTCATAACTGTAATTATAAATGATCATAATTTTTATGAAGGACAGACTATTCATCTAGACTTCTCTGGTGATTCTAATTTTACAAATACTGCTGTAGATGGTTATTATAAAATTACTTCGTTGGAAACTATCAATTCTTTTAAGGTTAAAGATGGTGTACTAAATTCAAACCTAACAGGTGTTGTTACTGCAAAATATGATTATCTAATACATTTTAATGAGGCAGATCTACAAACTCTTACTCTTAATGACTATACCTATATAACAAACAGAATTCAGCCTGTTGGAATGTTGAACAATGCTTCAACAGTTAATCCAGTTAGACAACCAGAGGCATATATAGAGTTAAAGAAAGTTGCTTATGCTAGTCAGTATTCAGTTAACTTATTTGATAGTACAGCTTTATCTACAGTAACTACAGCTACACGTATAAAAGTTGAACTAGAGAAATCAAGTAATAACTATTGTAATAACAGTACGGCTAATGATGGCAATAGTAATCCCTTGAATGGGACCATGGGTACATACGCTGAACGAATAACTAACTCTTTCACTACAAGATGTAGCTCTAATGCTGGTGATAATAGAGATGCTTATGCTCCTAATGTAGGCACTAGAATATTTAGTATTGAAGATGGTGCGTTAGTAGATGATAGAGGTCCATGGAACCCCACCACTGACCATGGATATAATATTGATGTTAAAGACTCAGGTGGTAACTCAGTAAATAGAGGTAAAGATTTATATTTTCGTATAACTACAACTGGTCAATCAGTACCTTTCACATCAGGTTCAGATACTACATACCAAGCAAGATACACCACAACCAGTGATCTTTTATATGGTGGACAAGGTTGGTTAAAAGATGATTACTTTTATGTATGGATGAAGAATGCCTACTATAAGGTAACGATAGAAGAGATAAGTACTTCAAAGGTTCAAGCTGACCTTGGATTAATTCGACCAGAACCTACATCGTTTGATACTAAAACTACAGTTACTGCTGAAAGTATTCTTGGTGCTATTAGAACAGACATAGTAGCTACAGGTAATTTCACAGATGCTAATGTTCAACAGATAGGTAATGGTATTTATATAACCAGACCTTCAGGCGCATTCAACATAAGTACACCAGTGGGAGACCTGCTTAACGTATTTACTAACTCAGTTAAAGATGTAGCTGACCTACCTAAGCAATGCAAACATGGTTATGTAGTAAAGGTTGCTAATAGTGAAGCTGAAGAAGACGATTACTATGTAAAGTTTATTGGTAAATTAAAAACAGGTGGTGATGAAAATAATGATAACGATTACTTAGACGGTGATGGTGTCTGGGAAGAGTGTCCTGAACCTGGAGTTAAGACTCAACTAGATCCAGCTACTATGCCTATACAACTTGTAAGGCAAGCTGATGGAACATTTACAGTCTCTCAAGTAGATTGGGAGAAGCGTTTAGTAGGAGATACAACAACGGTTCCTGAACCTTCATTCATTGGTAAAACAATAAACAAGATGTTGTTCTTTAGGAACAGACTTGCCATGCTCAGTGATGAGAATGTGATTATGTCTAGACCTGGAGACTTCTATAACTTCTGGCCGAAGTCAGCTATCACATTTACAGCTTCAGATAACATAGATATATCCTGTAGTTCTGAGTATCCAGCTATTGTTTATGATGGATTACAAGTTAACTCTGGTCTAGTCTTATTCACTAAGAATCAACAGTTTATGTTGACTACAGATAGTGATGTACTTAGTCCATTAACTGCAAAGATAAACTCACTATCTTCTTATAACTTTAACTTTGAAACCAATCCAATTTCACTAGGTACAACCATTGCGTTCTTAGATAACGCAGGTAAGTACACACGTTTCTTTGAGATGCAAGCTGTACTACGTGAAGGTGAACCAAACGTACTAGAACAAAGTAAGAACATATCAAAGTTATTTCCAAAAGATATTGATCTTGTTACTAACTCAAGAGAGAACGGTACTATCTTTTTCGGAATTAAAGGTACAAATAAGTTATATGGTTTCAGGTATTACCAAACAGGAGAACGTAGAGTACAACAAGCTTGGTTTGAATGGGAGTTAAGTGGAACTATAGAGCACATAGCTATGCTTGATGATGCGTTGTATGCAGTGGTTAAGAACACTGGATATACCATGCAGAAATTCAGCCTTAAGCTAGACGATAACTCTCATACCATTGTTAGTGATGATACCTATAGGGTTCACTTAGATAATTCTAAGAGCTTTGCTTATACCAACCTAACGTATGTAGCTGATGAAGACTATACAAAGCTAGATCATACGGCTGCTGACTTTAGTGGTTCAGGACAGCTATATGCTGTTGCTGTATCTACAAGTACAGATAAGGAGTTTAATGGTCTTGTATCTGAGGTAACTACATTTGATGATGCGTCTGACGGCGATAAAAAAAAAGTAAAGATCCCTGGTAACTGGACTACAAGTACTGCATCTAAAGCATTTAATGTTGTCATTGGTTATGCCTTTGATATGGAAGTAGAGTTTCCTACTATCTATGTACAGCAACAAGAAGGTGAACGGTTTACATCTGATATACAAAGCTCACTTGTTCTACATCGTATTAAGCTAAGTCTTGGTCCTACAGGTGTTTATAACACCAATCTAAAACGACTAGGAAAGCCAGATTATCCAGAAACTTTTGAATCAGTCATGGCTGATGCTTATACAGTTAACACAGCAGGTATAGATAAAGAACAAATAGCTACATTACCTGTATATGAAAAGAATACAAACTTAACACTTACCCTTAAGTCCACTCATCCGACACCAGCAACATTGTATTCATTGAACTGGGAAGGAGACTATACAAATAGATATTATAAACGTGTCTAAATTTATTCACCCCATTACGTTAGAGGCTGCCAAAGAGGTGGCTTCTAACCTACGTCCAGAAGACCATAGAGAGGTCCAAGAGGGTCATGGACATGATCCTATAGTACACGTACCTTCGGGTGCTCTCATTGGTGATTCAGTGTATTTTACTATGCCTGACGGTCGATTAGCAGGTATAGCTGGAGTACATGAAAACGGACAGATATGGATGTTATGCACACCCGCAATCCATAAGTATCCAATTACGTTCGCTAGAGAAGCGAGACGATTTATAGAAAGCAGAACAGAGAAGTTGCTGTGGAACATTGTTGATGAACGCAACACAGTCCATTTGAAGTTACTTCGATTCTTAGGGTTCAAGTTTTTAAGAAGACTTAATCACGGACCCAACAATTTATCCTTTATAGAATTTTGCCGTGTGCGACGTAGCAACAGCAGCAACAGTAGGGTCTAGTGCTATAGGTGCTATTGGTAGTGCCTCTAGTGCTAGGAGCGCAAACAAAGCTGCTAAGAGTGATTATGAGTACAAACTCAAAGTAAGAAAAAACAGATGGATGCGTGATAAATCACTCTATCAAAACAAGCAAGTCCAGTTTGATCGCGATATAGATGAATCTGATATTGCAGCCCAGAGAGCTTATACGCAGTCCCAGAATAATTTAAACTTTATTAGAGAACAAGCAATGCTTGACCATGAAAAAGATTTTATGTCAATGCTACAAGCAGAGGGTCTGATAGAAGCAAAAGCAGCAGAACGAGGAGTAGGTGGAAGATCAGTACAAAGAATGATCATAGGTAATCTTGGTAAATATGGACGAGCCAATGCAACACGTAGTCGAGCTTTAACTCAGACAGAATATAGATTTAAAGAGGCTAATGAAAGTATTAGACGTCAGTTAATTTCAAGACAGAACAAACTATTTAGTGGAGTAGCTATACAACCACAAGTAGATCTACCGCCTCCGGCACCTGTCATGCAGAATCCAAACCAAATGTTAATGCTTGGATTAGCTGGTGCAGCCTTGGATGGTATGGGTGCATATGAGAACAATAAAGCACCAAATATATTTGATACATATCAAAGTCCTCTTAAACCTCGCTACTAATGACTGAACATTACTCATTCAGAGGTGGAACCTTTGACCCAGTTGACAATATAGATGTCACATCAGAACAAGAAAAAGAAAACAACAGAATAGAAAGATCTGAAAATGAATACTTTGAAGCATTAAGGGCAAACGACAGAAGAAACATTAAAAACACCCAACAACTTTGGAATTCATTAGGTAATCTTTCTAAATCAATTAAAGGTTATGCAGAAGAAAAGCATAAGAAATATATAAAAGAGGAAGAAGCTAGAGGAGCGATGTTATCAATAGAAAAAGATTATGACTACGAAGATTTACAAGCTCTGCTTAATGAAGAAGAGGTAATGAAAGCAGAGCATATTAGGCTTTCAACTATTGGAGGTGAAATAGAAAAAGAGACTGGTAGTTTTACTATTGGTAACGAAGTCAGAGGTCTTTCAAAATGGGCACAATATTCATTTATTAAAAATACCCTATTGAGAGAAGGTAAAGATTATCAAGAATATAAGAGACAAGCTTTAGACACAGTAAAGATAACGATTGATAGAGGAGACGGTAAAGGTCCGGTAGATATTGTAGGTATTAAGAATGCTACAAACCAAGCCGAAGCTGATGCTATGGAAGCAAAAGTTAGGACTCAATTTATTGAGAGATTTGCTGGTTATAGTCCTGTCTTACTACAGGCAACAGTTAAAGAGAACATTGACACGGTTGATGAAAACGATAGAGCTGAGCGTGCTAAAAAGTTTGATGAGGATGCAAAAAAATATTATGAAGAACAAGAACGTCTAGATCTTATTGATAATGTAAGAGCAAGCGCTGACGGAGGTCGAGCACATGTTGACTTTTGGATTGAGAAAAACAAATACAAATATAACGATAACATTGGTTTAACTAGAAACGCTTTAGCAGATCATCTTTATTCTGCTGTAGAAAGTGGTGAGCTTCCATTACCTGAAGCTTTAGGTGTAGTACAAGAAAGAATCCCTAATAGAGGTACAAAGGGTGATGTCGATATGACTCACTGGAAAGAGTGGCGGACTCTAGAATCACGTTTATTTGAAGCAAACAGCAAGTGGATGAAAGAGTCTGAAGACTTTACAGAAGATGCTATGCAAGCTGACGCTGAATTACTTGCAACAGCAAACAGACAACTCACTCCAAAAGAAGCTGCTGATTATGTTAGACGTCATCGTGAGTTATATCCTGGCAAAGCTATTCCAGACTTAGCTTGGAACTTCCTACATGGTTGGGAGAATGATGATGCTATGCGTCAAATCTTAAATAAAAAAGTTCTAGCAAAAGGTGGTGTTACTGAACAGGATCTAGAAAGTGCAAGCCCTACGGTTTATGATGAATTTAAAACTAACATCATTAGATCTGGTCAAGAGAAAATCACTGCAACTGCACAACTAGGTAGAGATACAACTACTTATATTAGAAACCGTGTTGCTAATGGATTGACATTAACACTAGGCACTGGTGAAACAACTAGCCTTGAGTTCGATACGTTACTAAAAAAAGCTAGTCTTGATTTTGTTAATGACTATAATAGTAGCCTTGAAGAACTTGGTGATCCAGCCGCAGCATTAAAGTTTGCTAAAGATAGCTTAATTAGAAATGTAATTGATAATGAGAAAGGTTATCGAGAAACTAATAGTACATATCAATTTACTGAGGGTGATAAAGCTAGGCGAGACGCGCTTACAGCAGCTCAAGCAGTTATTAAACCTAGATCAGGAGGATGGCGAGTTACAAAACTACCAGTACCTGATGAGGAATTAGAAGAACTTAAAGTATGGGCTGCTACTGGTGGTGAAGGTCTAGTACCTTCTTACTATGCAAAACTTGCTGCTGATAATGGTCTGTACGGAAGAGCTTTAGCTGCTGCCCAAGCGTCTCTATATGAATTCGAATCACCTAAAGTAGATGAATCTAAACTAGAAAAACTTAGTCCAGCTATACGGCGTTTATTAACATATAAACCAAGCCCAACGTCTATTGAGATAGCAAAGAAAGAATACGAGAGAGAAGAAATAGATAAACCTTATGGTGCTAAGCCAACAGCAGCAGGGTCAAAACTACCTTATTGGCAACAATCAACGAATCTCCGACCTGGTCTCTAGCTGTGGCTAATCCTAAACCGTAGATTCATTATTACTGCGGTAACACAATGGATGAATTAGAACTATTAGACTATCAATCTGACAACACCATCTCTGATGAGGAAGCTGCACAGAAAGCTAAAGACCGAGCAGGGATGGTTGAACATAGAGAAAAACTTGAAGCCGAAAGAGTAGCAACTCAACAACAAGCTCAAGAAGACTTAAACCAAAGAAATTCAGAGATAGACGACTCCAGAAATAAAAAGAACTGGGGTGCTGGTGAGTACACCAAAGAAGTCTTCTCGGCTATTGGAGGCGGTGCTCAAGATACATTATCAAGTTTAGTCACCCTACCTGAACGCATTATTGATGCTGCTACAGGTGAGATGGGTAGAGAATCAAAAACACCCGAAGGTTATAAACCTGAGTGGGATGACTGGTTTGTAGATGATAAAAACCCTATCGAAACAAAGACATGGTGGGGCGGAGTCATTAGAGGTATTACACACTTTGGAACGTTAGCTGCTGTACCTGTCCCTGGATTTGGTGCTGCTGCAAAGGTAGGTAGTATTTCGACAGGGGTAGCTAGTAAAGCTGTAGGAGCTGTGGTTCCTAAGCTATTAGCTAATCAAGGTTTAAAACAAGGAGTAAAGGCTGTAGGTAAAGGAGTATTAGCTGGTGTCAAGGTTGATGCTTTATCAATGACTTCTCAGGGAAGTAACGCTTTAGGTGTTCTTAAAGAGCATTATCCAGAAATAGAGATTCCATTAATAGATGGATTAGCAACTAACAAACACGACCATCCAATGTTAAAGACATTTAAGAATGTTGTGGAAGGTATGGGTCTTGGTGTTATTTCAGACACCGTTATTGAAGGCTTAAAAGTTGGGTTTAAAGGATCTTCAGAATCAGTTAGTGCAGCTTTTAAAAAGAGCAGAACAGTACAAGAGATGCAGCAGGGTAAGTCTGAGTTACAAGGTGGTAATAAAATTCATACACGTATTAATGAATTAGAAAACAAGCTACCACCTAATCCAAATGCAGATAAATATTCAAGCCTAGCTAATGCACTCTCTCAAGCTAAAGACGACTTAAGTGCAACTCAGTATCCGAAAAATGGTAAAAGGATTGCAGCTCAAGTAAATAGATCTAAAGAGAATGTAGCAAGACTTGAAGATGAATTTGCAGCAGTTAAAAAAGAGTATGACGAATGGAACCCAGGAGAGGAGTACCAAGAAATTATCGAGGATCTAACCAACCTCAAAGCACAAAGAGATGGTGTAGCTTCTGAATATAGTCCTTACAAAAACGAACCTAAAGCACAACACGAAGGTAATGCTACGTCTGTAGAACATGTAGACGATGTTATTACTACCCAGCAGCAAACTAAAACTTATGGAAATGAGAAAGGTTCTACTGGTGGAATGTTGACAAGAGTTGGTATTAGAAACGTGATGGAGTCTTCCAAATTAGCTTGGGACGAAGTCAAGGTATATGCCAAAGCTATAGGAGCTAGTCCAAAGATGAAGGCTGACATACAAGCATATAGAGATGCTGGTAAAACACCAGCTCAGTATGAAGCCGATAACTTATGGATGTTTAAGGAAATGGTAGAAGGTAGAGATACCTCTGAAATGACTGTTGAAGAGTTCCTTGCACCATTAAGAAATAAAGCTGGTGTTATACAAACAAAAAAATTACCAACTGGAGGATCAGTTCCATACCTAGATCAACACAGTGTTAGAGCACTTGATTTAGTAAGTGGAGATTTACTTAGAAGACTTAGAGACTCAGGAATAATGAGTCGAGAGTTAGAAGATATTGTCAACGTAAATGGCGTTGGTGGTCCTACTAATAACATAGTTGAACAGTTATTAGCTGTAACTAAACTGACTAAGATGTCTCGTCTAATGGCTGGTCAAGATTTAAAAGCATTGGATAATCCAAACTACAAACGGATGACCAAGCAACAGATGGAAGAAACCGTAGACGCTGCTGCTATGGAGAATATCAAAGCTCTACAACTAGCAACAAAACTAGCTGAAGGTGGGGACGATCAACTTCTAACATCCATCAGACACATGATCTCCGAAGCTGAAGACATACATAATGTAGAAGATCTCATGGCATTCCTACGCAAAAAGATGCGGGGTGGTGAACTAAATGGCTCTGTAAGACAAGGCTTACTTGTTAAAGAGTTAGGTATGGTTATGACTAATAGCGTTCTCTCTGGTCCTAAGACACCAGTTAGAGCAATCATGGGTACTTCTAGTGCAGTCTTTATGAGACCAATGTCTCAGGTAGTAGGTGCTGCTTTATCTGGTAATGGTCGTGCTTATAGAGAAGGATTAGCTACTGTTAACGCAATGGTACAGGCAGTACCAGAGTCATTTACCGTATTTAAAAGAAAGCTAAAAGGTTATTGGTCTGGCGACATAGCAAGTATTAGGACACGTTTTGCAGAGAAGAATGCTTTAGATGAGAACTGGGAAGCTATGAAGTATCTAACTGAGAAGGAAGGTACTAAGGCTGATAAGGCTGCGTTTTATGTAGCTAACATGGCTAGAAGTGCGAATGATAATAACTTCCTTACATACTCTACTAAGGTCATGGCAGCGACTGACGATGCTTTTGGCTATATATTAGGTAGAGGACGTTTAAGAGAGAAAGCTTATAGGCAAGTTTTTAACGAAGTTGATGGTAATTATGTTGATGTATCTCCAGAGATGATAGCTAAAGCTGAGAATAGCTTAGTTGATAAGATATTTGATGCTGAAGGAAACCTAACTGATGAGTACATTATAGCTGCTAAAAAAGAAGCAACTCTAACGCAAGACTTAACAGGTTTTGCTGAAGGTCTAGATAAGGTATTTAAGGAAACTCCCTGGGCTAGACCTTTCTTCTTATTCGCTAGGACTGGTGTAAACGGATTAGCACTGACTGCTAAACATACACCTGGTTTTAACTTCTTCGTGAAGGAGTGGAATGATATTTTCTTTGCTTCACCAGATAATCTTAAAGATGTATTTAAGTATGGAATAGAAAATGCTGATGACCTAGCCAATGCTAAAGCATTACAAGCTGGTCGATTAGCTATTGGAAGTAGCGTCATATTCATGGCTGGTCAAAAGTTCTTAGGTGGAGAGTTACATGGTAACGGTCCAGTTAATAGACAACAAAGGCAGTTATGGACCGACTCAGGTTGGAGACCAAGAACTATAAAAATAGGTGATGTTTGGGTCAGTTATGATGCTTTCGAACCATTCAATCAAATACTCTCAATTATAGGAGACATTGGTGATCATCAAGAATTAATGGGTGAGGAGTGGGCTGAAGATAATTTGCAAAAGTTAGCTCTTGTTGTAGCTCAAGGTATTACAAGTAAATCTTACATGGCTGGCTTAACGCAATTTGTTGACTTATTTGCTGGACAACCAGGACAGCTAAATCGGATTGCAGCAGCTCTTATGAATAACACGATGCCACTCAGTAGCTTAAGAAATGAGATTGGTAAAGTTATGACTCCATATACGAGAGAGTTAGGGTCGGACATAGGTAGCTCTATAAGGAATAGAAACTTATTCTTTGAAAACATCGCTAGTGAGTCAGACAAATTACCTGTTAAAACTGATATGTGGACTGGTGAACCTATAAAGGACCATGACTTTATGACACGTATGTTTAACGCAGTATCTCCTATTCAAATGAATTTGGATTACTCACCAGGTAAGCAGTTATTATTTAATAGTGGATACGATTTAAGAACGTCAACTTACTACGCACCAGATGGTACTTCACTAACTAACTCTCCTTATATTAGAGCTTTATATCAAAAGGCTATTGGTGAACAAAGGTTAATTACAGAACTTGATAAAATGGCTGCTGATCCTGGTATTAAAAGATCCATTGCATTAATGAACTACCACAGAAATAATGGTCAACGTGACTTAGAACCTAGAGGTTATGTCCATAATACTCGAATAGCTAATTTAATTGAAAAGGCTAAAAAGAAGGCATGGGCAAAGATTAAGAATGATCCAAAGGTTATACAGTTAAGGAATAAAAAGAAAGATCTTGATGTTAGAAATGTTCAAGCACGTCAACAAAGTATAAAAGAATTAGTAAATTTAAAATCTAAATAACCATGGCAACACAACAACAATTTAATGGTACTGGTTCTCAGACTGACTTTGTAATTAACGAGTTTGAATTCTTAAAGCCTGGTGATGTCAATATAAAGGTTGGCACTGACGTACAAGAATCACCTTCTGACTACAGTATAGACGGTACAACGATTAAATTTACCTCAGCCCCAGCGTCGGGAACGAATAATATAACTGCTGAACGAGTTACCAACATAGCTACCAAAGCTCATACATACGAGCCAGGGTCAAGTATCACTGCACAATCTTTAAATGATAATCAAAACCAAGCATTATATTCAATCGAGGAGAATGCTCAGAATGCAGTCACGACAACAACATTAGCTGGAAACAAATCAACCATAACTGTTTCAACAGATAATGTTACTTGGAGCATTAACGACAATGTTATTGATAATCAACACCTAAAAGACAACGCAGTTGATACTTCAGAAATCAAACAGAATGCAGTAACATCAAATGAAATAGCAGCTAATGCAGTAGGTGCTAGTGAGTTAGCTGATAATGCTGTTGATACTACAGCTATTGCTGATAACGCTGTAACAATGGCTAAGTTAAATAGTGGAGCATTACCTACTGATATAACAGTAGCTAGTGCAAACATAGTAAATGCAACTATAGCCGAAGCTGATATAGCTAATAGTCAAATTACATTAGCCAAGTTAGCTACTGCGGTAGCAAATGCACTGACTCCTGTTGGTACTGTTATTTGGTATGCAGGTACTACGGCACCGACTGGTTTCTTAGCATGTGATGGTGCTACAAAATCCAGAACTACTTATTCGGCGTTGTTTTCAGTTATAAGTACAACATATGGTGTGGGTGATGGTAGTAGTACGTTTAACCTACCATCTATGAAAGAAGATAGTTTTGTAAGAGGTAGTACATCTCTTGCAGTAGGAACAAAACATGCTCAAGAATGGAAATCTTTTACCTTAGGATCATTTGAGGCAACTGGTACTGCGTATTCTCATGAAGCTTTTATGGGTAAGTCTGGTTCCTTCTCACCTGCTGGAGCTAGTCGTTTATTCACTGGTCACTGGTCGGTTAATAGTGGAACAGTTATAGCGTTGAAGTGGGATGGCTCAGATACAAAACCGAAATCAATAATTCTTCTGCCTTGTATTAAATACTAAATAAATGAAATGGCTGACACAGTATCAACTTATTCCACTGATGGGAATGGAAGTTTAACCACCTATACTTTTAATTTCCCTTATTTAAAAACTGAAGATATAAAAGTCTCTCTTAACGGGGCTACAACAACTGAATATAGCGTAGCTGTTAATGAAGTCACTTTCACAAGTGCTCCTGGGAATGGAGTAAAAATACTAATCTATAGAGATACAGACGTCTCATCTGCTAAGGCAGTGTTTGCATCTGGTTCTTCATTTAGAGCAACAGATTTAAACACCAACCAAGATCAAAATCTATACTCCGAACAAGAGATAGGTGATGTAGCTAACCCAAAGAATAAATCAAATTTCATTCATGGATCTTCTGCACCTGCTAATACTTTAGGTAAAGATAATGATGTCTATATTGATACAAGTAATAACAGCATATATGGTCCAAAAACTAATGGTGCTTGGGGATCAGCTTCAGCTTTAAAAGGAGCTGATGGTGCACAAGGTCCGGCGGGTACAGCGGGAGCTACAGGTCCAGCAGGAGCTACAGGTCCACAAGGTCCACAGGGACCAGCAGGTGCTGACTCAACTGTTGCAGGTCCGACAGGTCCACAAGGTGCTACAGGTCCACAAGGTCCACAGGGACCAGCAGGTTCTGACTCAACCGTTGCAGGTCCAACAGGTCCACAAGGTGCTACAGGACCGCAAGGTCCGCAGGGACCAGCAGGTGCTGACTCAACCGTTGCAGGTCCGGCGGGAGCTACAGGTCCACAGGGAGCTACAGGTAACACTGGTCCACAAGGTCCAGCAGGGGCAGACTCAACAGTAGCTGGTCCGACTGGACCGCAAGGAGCAACTGGTCCAGCAGGGGCTGACGGTAATGACGGAGCAACTGGAGCTACAGGACCGCAGGGACCAACTGGAGCCGCTGGAGCTGACGGTAATGACGGAGCGACTGGACCAGCAGGTCCAGCAGGAGCCGCTGGGGCTGACGGCTCAGACGGAGCTGCAGGATCTACAGGTCCGACAGGTCCACAGGGACCAGCAGGTGCTGCAGGTGCTGACTCGACAGTTGCAGGTCCGACAGGACCACAAGGTCCAGCAGGTGCTGATGGTGCTGATGGTGCTGATGGTGCTAATGGTACAGGAATAACAAATGGTGATAAAGGCGACATAACAGTTGCTAATTCTGGTACTGGTTCTGAATCTTGGACCATTGATAATGACACTATTGGTCTTAATGAATTAAGTGCGTCTGGAACAGCATCATCTTCTACTTATTTGAGAGGTGATAATACTTGGGCTACAGGTGTAGCAGGTCCGACAGGTCCACAGGGACCAGCAGGAGCTGATGGCAATGATGGTGCTACAGGTCCAACGGGTCCGCAGGGACCAGCAGGAGCCGCTGGAGCTGACGGCAATGATGGTGCTACAGGTCCAACGGGTCCGCAGGGACCAGCAGGAACCGCTGGAGCTGACGGCTCAGACGGAGCTGCAGGATCTACAGGTCCGACAGGTCCAACTGGTCCTCAAGGTGCAGCAGGTGCTGACGGTAACGATGGAGCGACTGGACCAGCAGGAGCCGCAGGTGCAGATGGTAATGACGGAGCGACTGGACCAGCAGGTCCAACAGGTCCACAAGGTCCAGCAGGAGCCGCAGGTTCAGACGGTAATGACGGAGCTACAGGTCCAGCAGGAGCAGCAGGAGCTGACGGTGCTGACGGTGCTGACGGTGCTGACGGTTCAGATGCAACAGTTAATACAACTAACGTCGCTGCAGCAGGAGCTGTTATGGACGGTG